CTTTCAAGTTTCTAGAAGCCCCCCAATACTATACCCTGTGATTTCTTGACCTCGATATATCCATCTCTTAGCGAACTCATACGTGTGATCGCACACATGTGTTTTCGTTTCAGAAATAGGCATATCAAGTTGGGAAAGCAGGATCTTATATTGGACCGCAACTGAACTGTCGGCGATCACTATATCATCTCCTAGAAGGCAGTATTTCTTAAAGAAGGTTTTGTAACCTGCTCTAAGAGCTGCCGCCTGTACTAGGAAATGGTGAGTGATAGCCATCATAGCTCAGGAGCTATACGCTCCCATAGGCTGGCCAGTGTTATAACGTCAAGAAACACCTGGCTGACTATGAGTCTCAAATTCCATATCAGTTAGCAAACGGGCCCACGCTTCAGCTTTCTCTTGTCCGATGATACTCGTCAACACCCTTACTTGAAGATTTAAGGGCATTCGATCGGTAGCAGCGTGCAAGTCAAAACTGTAGTATGGACCACCGGAGGATAAGATTGAGGTAAAAGCATCTTGATTATAAGTACAGTCAGTCTTAATTTTCCTTAAGCGACCCATAAGATGGTCGTGTAAGGGTTTAAGTGCTGTCTGTGACCAATAATCGAAGATAGCTATTACTCTCGTCTTACCTTCCTTGTCACCGAAGAAACTCAGTTTCCTTGGGTGTTTAGGGACACCCGTATACTGAGCCTGTCATATTTCCATAAAGCTAAGACGGCCAAGCGGAGTAGGCATATGACACTTCTTTATAAATGATCCTAGCAGGTCTCCTCCTATAGTTATTATATTATCTATAGTCTTTTGAGGTAGGCTGGCAAGATCTTTAGGAGAAGTCGCCATCGCCGGTCCGTTGGGTCCTTTCTTTGTAGAAAAATGAAAGTCTCTGAATACAGGGTCTGCTTTGGACAACCTAAGTCTATTCATAATATTTCTAAAATCTTCTGATGAAATATTAGGCATGGTTCCCTTTCAGGGATCAGTTATTGTTTTAGTGTCTAGCACTGGTTTAAGCCTAAAGGCCCTACCGATGCTAAGGAGAGTCATAATAACTCTCAAGAACTTTACT